TCACCTGCACGCCTCCGACTGATCACGCAGGACCGCGTAGTCACTTAGCATCCGCAAGACGACCGCATCCTCGGGCAATGCTTCGACCTCGATAGCGGCTCGCAACTGATCGACTTTGGTGTATTTGACGACAGGCGGGCAAGCGGCAGGTCCGTCAAAATCGCCCATCGCGCATGCGCTGAGCCAGAGCATCACGATCAGCGGGGCGGCGGCTGGCGGCGTCCAGCATCTGGCGTTGGACTTCATGGGTTTTCTCCGATGTTGAAAGGCGTTCTGCCAGCCGACCGGTCCGTTCACCGGCGCGGCGCAAGTTCATCAGGAACAGGGCGATGGTGAGGGCGGCCAGCAGCAGGCCCAGCGCTTTGCGCGCCGGGCCGCTGGCGAGGAGGACGGTGATCCAGCCCATCAGCGCTGGCCCCGCTTCCAGTCATCGATCCGGGCGTGGATCGCGATCGCAATGCCGATCAGCGCCACGGCGATGAACACCCAGCGCAGGGTGTCGAGGTAAGGCACCAGGGGCAGGATCGCGGATTGGGTTTCTGCCAGGACATCTTGCGCGACTTCGACACCGGCAGCGCCGACAGTGGCGATGCCCGCTGTCCCGCCGCCTTTCAGGGTGCGGCTATCGGCCAGCACTTCGCGGGCAGGCTGGGTTTCCGGCACGAAGGGCGTCGCACGGGGAGCGAAGGGTTCGCCCCAGCTGCGCGCAGGCCCGAGGTCGATATGCATAAAGCCCGAGCGCGGATAGGTGCCGAAACCGAGAAAGCCAACGGCGCGGGCAGCCTCTGCAAAGGTGACCGGATCATGGTTCGACATGGCGATGTCGAAGGCCGTGCCCAGCATGTGCTTCGAGGCCGGGGCCCCACCGACGGCGCGGTTGTGGCTCGGGCTGCGATAACCCGAGCGGACGATCAGCGGCTTGCCGAGGCGGTTGCGCAGGGACTGCAGCTTGTCCATGGCCTCGGTGTTGATCTTGATTGCGCCGGTGCCGCGGCAGGCGATCTCGGCCGGGGAGAAACTGGGCCAGCGCCAGGCGCTTTCGGGCACGTCGCGGAAATGGGCATAGGTCGTGGTCGGCATGGTTGGTCTCCAGAAATGCAAAACCCGCCTCTGGGGCGGGTGGGGGACAGGTTCAGTGATGGTCTTGGGGGCGCGTCAGTCGGTACGGCCGCGCTGAAAAGCTTCGAACATCACGTCGCGCATGGCACGGATGTCGGTTTCGATGCGTTCCAGCCGGTCGGCATCGGCCTTGCGGTCATCGGCGCGCTGCTTGTCGGTGCGCTCGCGTTCGAGATGCAGTTCCCGGTCCAGCCGCTCCAGCATCGCCTCGTTGGTGAATGCCTTGCGGGTGACGGTGGCGGCGATGGCAAGAGAACCACCGACCAGCGCCGTGATGGCAGCGGTCATGCCGTTGTCGCGGAAGGCCTGGCCGACTTCCTGCAGGAGGGACGTTCGTTCTGTCATGTTGATATCCTTTAGTAATCTGTCTCGAGGTAAACGCCCGCGCAGTCGTAGGCGACGGCCGCCGCTGTGGCGCCGTTGTTCATGTAGTTGCGCGGGCTGAGCAGTTGGGTGGCAGCGGGCATGTCGGTGGTGATGGTGAACTCGACCGCCGCGCCGCTGACCTCCTCGACCAAACGCACGCCGATGTCGGCCCCGTTCGGCGTGGCGGCGATGTAGAGCGTCAGCACATTCGTCAGGCTCGCCACCGGGAAACTGGCCCCAAGGTCGATCAGCGTCGGCGCGCCGGTGCCGTCATTGTGCACCAGCTGCCAGTTGGCATGTGTGCCGCGCTGGAACCCGATGCCGATGCAGTTCACCACAGTGGACAGCGTCAGGGTCGTTGCCAGCGCCGCCACCGATCCATAGAGGCCGAAGAACCCCATCCCCGTCGCCTGCAGCGTGGTCAGCGACAGCCGGTTGACGTAGTTCCAGCCGCCAAGGCCCTCTGCATTCCCGCGCCAGCAAACCCAGCCCGCGGAGCGTTCCTCGGCGGCGGCATTGGCGGTGGCGGCACTGGTGACGCGCCAGCGGCGTATGCTGGCGGCAAGGCCGGTGGTGGCAAGGGTTGGCGTGGCCACCGTGCCGACGGCCGTGCGCGGCATGCCATCCGTCGTCACGGTGGTGCTGACCGACGGCGACCAGGTGGCGACCCGGTTGACCCCGAAATGCGGTTGCAGCGGAAAGTGACGGCCGGACGGGCGCTGCACATCGACCCAGCCCGTTCCGGCACGATTGCGGCCATAAAGCGCGATCCGCCCCGCTGGCGGTGGCGCGGGGGCTGCGTCATGCGCGGGCAGCAACAGCGGTTCAGGCAGTTCGACCCTGCCATTGGTGCGGTCGATTTTCACGGCATCGAAGAAGTCCGAGCCATTCGGGCTGACCTTGACGCTGAAATCGTCACTGGCAAGCAGGCCGATCAGCGCCCGCGCCGAGAATCCGGTCTTGAAGGCGAAGGCCGCATCGTTTCCGGCCGCTGCCTTGTTGACGGTGGCCTCGATCCCGGCCCCGGCGTTGTTGAACAGGAGCGCCGGGGTGTTGACCGAAACCCGGTTGTAGCTGTCTGCCGTTGCGCCACCAAGGCCCAATAGCTGCGCCGTCAGGTTGGCCTGGGGCATGCCGACTTGCGTGACGGCATTTGCGAACGTCACCGTGGGTGTGTTGACGACCGTCGTGCCGCCAGCGCCTGCGGTCGCCGACCCGATGTTGACGACCGTTGTCGATCCGGATGCGCCACCCGTGCCAAGGTTCAGGGTCTTGGTCACGCCGGTCGGATTGACCCCAGTCCCCATTCCATAGGTTGCAGTCGTGATCGCTGTGCCGATCGAGGCCGCCGCCGCCGAAACCGTGACCGTCCCCGAGGCGGTCAGCGTGCCGGTGATCGACACAGCACCCGACGCTGTCAGCGAACCCGAGAAGGTCTTGTTGCCAGTGAAGGTCTGGGTGCCTGCGAGAATTGCCAGTTCTGACGATGTGTTCGGCAACGCGAAGGTTCGGGTCGTGCCAGTGCCGATCCCCGACAGCGAGAACACCGCCTTCTTTGTCGGGTCGGCATCGTTCACCAAGCTGAAGACAGCATCCGACACATCCACCGGTTCGCCGACCAAATCCCAGGCCGACCCGTTCCAGACGACAATGGCCTGTTCCGCCGCGATCCATGATAACCAGCCCGGGCGCGGCACCAGCCGCATCCAGACGCCATCGACCCAAAAGGCCACGTTCAAGTCCCAGCCTGCCCAGAGACCTGTCGCGCCCGATGCGACGATATGCCGGTCGCCATCGGTCGGGCTGACGGGTGGGGCGGCGCGGTTGCGATCCAGCACCGACAGCTGAACCATCGCATCCAGCAGGCGCAGCGCCTCGTTGTGGGTGACATGCTTCTGGGCCTGCGATGCCAGGATGTAGGGCAGCAGGAGGTGGGTGGTGATGTCGGACATTTTTCGGTCTTTCTGGGTGTGCGCTTTCAGATGCTGAGTGTGACGGAACGCCCAGCGCCCCGGCCGATCAGGGCCGAGAGCTGGTAGATGCGGATGGCGAGGGATTGGCCGGGGCCGAGGGGTGCGCCCCAGTCTGCGGTCTGCTGCGCGGCGGTGTAGAGGACGCTGGTTGTGGTCGTGGTCAGCGTGCGCTTGACCGTACTGCCATCACGGATTTCCACCTCGTAGGCTTCACTGTCTTCGGCCAAAGGCACATCGCCCGCGCCCCAGGTGTCAGCGGCAAGTGATCGCGACCTGCGCGTCCAACGGATCGTCAGATCGCCGAGGCTGCGTGCCGTGCGCCAAGGCTGTTCGACATGCGCGACCGAAAACAGCCGCAACCCAGCGCCGTCCGGGGTGAAGCTGGTGGCGACAAAGGTCTCGTCGCTGACAGGCTTGGACGCAGGGCCGATGCGCCAGTTCCACGGCAGGCCCAGATCGGCTTCAGCAATGGGCAAAGGTGCCACGGCAGTGTCCAGCACAACAAACCGCGCGCCGGTCGGTACCATTGCAACCATGGCCCATTCTGTCCCACGCTGGCCGCGCAGCAATCGGGTCAGCCGATAGCGCCCCGGCGCGATCAGTTCAGCTGACCCTGCTTGGACGATTTCCCATTGCCCGGCGCCAGTGTCGACGGCCAGCGCATTGGCCCCACCGAGCAAGGTGATGTCCGTGACGCTTTCCAGCGTGCCGGAATAGAGATCTACCACCAGCGCATTGCCCAGATCGAAGCGCGACACTGGCCCCGCGTAAAAATCTGCCGCCAGCACACCCATGCGCGCCCGAGAGCTGAAGGTCGTCAGCAGGGCAAAGCCATCAGTCGCTGCGCTGCGGTAGACGGCGATTTCGCCGGGCCATGGCTTGGCATGCGCCGCGACTATGGGCCGATGCGCAGGCTGATCTTCGCGCAATTGTGGCAGGTCCAGCAGCAGAACATCCGGCGCGCCGAAAACCGTCGGCGTCGACAGCGTGGCCGGTCGAGGCTCTCCGGGCGGCAGGTCATAGACCGCCCTGTCCTGGCGCACGGCGTCGACGCTGCGAAGATCGGAGTCGGCGATGGACACAAGCCGCATTTCCGTCAGGCGGCCATCGTGGTCGAGCAGGATGACGTCGCAAGGATCCAGTGCCAGACGCGAAGGCGGCAGGCGAAACGCCGCACTCTCCCGACCCACCCAAGCTTCCATCAGCGCGCGGCGGCAGCGGCGTTCGGCCTCCTCTGGCGGGATGGCCATTGGAAACGACTCGGACGCGATACGCGTGGTGTCGACGGTGATGCGCCGCGCCTCGACCTGTGCCGCGTCATAGTCCTCGTCGGCGCGGGCGACCTGCCACTTCAAGGCCTGCGGCAATTCGGTTTCCTGCGCCCGGGTTAGTTCCATCACGTCGCCTTGCGCCGAGGCGGGCGCGACCATGCTGTCGGGCGTGATGGTCAGACCGGCAATGCGGCCGCGCATCAGGAAGCGGATGCGGCCCTCGCTTTCGACAGCATCGAAGCCGAAATGCCGGGCAAGCGTGGAAATCGAGGCGCGCGGGGCTTCCAGAGCGGAGACGACGTAGCCTTCAACTGCGCCCCAGAGGCCGGAGACGTCGATCAATTCCTCCGGCATGCCAGCGCGCAGGCAGAGGTGACGGACAAGGGCAGCGAGGGATACCGCGCCCAGCCGCCCGGTCAGCCAATGCCCGAGCCGCCAGTTCGTGCCATCGGTCCAGACATCGGTCAGTTGTGGAAAGAACGGATAGGGCCGCGCGTCCCACGTCCAGGCGGCGCATTCCGGCACATGCACCATACGCGCGCCATAGACCGAGGAAGTCGGGTTGTTCGCCGCAACACCCCAGAACTGATAGGTTGCCTCCAGATATGCCCGCTGGATCGCATCGTCGCGCCAGCCGCGCGAGAAGTAGGGTGTGAAACTCTCCGACGATTTCGGGTCGAAGAATACGTTCGGCTGGTTGGCACCCCGGTCAATCGCCGGGCACCCAAGTTCGGTGAACCAGATCGGTTTCGACTGCGGCACCCATGCCGTCGGCGTGCCGCTTTCCACTCCGCCGGGCCGGTTGAAATGCGGGTTTTGCCACCAGGCTCGCAGATCCTTGAAGCGAAAGACCCATGGTTTGGCCGCCGCGCCATCTGTGATCGGCGTGCGGTTTTGTGTCGCCCGGTCGGCCGGGCTGGCGTAAAACCAGTCGAAGCCTTCGCCGCCGGTGATGTTGGATTGCAGATATGCCCGGTCATAGATCGCAGGCGCAAGTGCGGCATCGGCATGATCGAACCCATCGCGCCAATCCGACAGCGGAATGTAGTTATCGATTCCGATGAAGTTGATGTTTGCGTCCGACCAGAGCGGATCGAGGTGGAAGAAGACGTCGCCCGACCCATCCGCCAGATGGTGACCGAAGTATTCCGACCAGTCGGCGGCATAGCCGATCTTGGGCCCAGCGCCGAGGATCGCGCGAACATCGGCCGCGAGCGCCTTGAAGGCCGTTACGGCAGGATAGGTGCTGGAGCCCGAGCGGATGGTGGTGAGGCCAGGCATTTCGGAGCCGATCAGGAAGGCATCGACGCCGCCTGCCGCTTTGCACAGATGCGCATAGTGCAGAATCATACGGCGCAAGCCCCATTCGCCGACCGGGCCAGTCCAGCTGACAGTGGTGCCCGCCACGCTGAAACTGGCGGGCGTGGCCGTGCCGAACAGGGCTGCAACCTGCGTGGTGGCGGTGGCGGTCTTGTCGACCGATCCTGCAAAACCCGCCGCCGGGGAACAGGTGATCCGGCCGCGCCATGGGAAGGTCGGCTGGCCAGCGGTGGCGGCATTGGCGCTGTATGGGTTCGGCTTGGTGTTCCCGGGTGGGACGTCCAGCAGCAGGAAGGGATAGAAAGTCACCCGCAACCCGCGCGCCTTTATCTCCTGAATGGCCTGCACCACCGCGAAATCAGCTGGGGTGCCGCCATAGACCGGGCGGTCCTCGGCGTCGCGACTGACCAGAAACGCATCAGCACGTGCGACACCGTTCACGACCCAAGCCGACGGTGTCGTGGTCTTGATGTCCACCTCGACGCCCGGCCGCACCTTGCAGTTCCCGGCCCGCAGATCATCACCGAACCACGCGACAACCAGGCTGACGCTTTCCACAGACGGAGCGAGCGACTGCAGCCGGTCCAGCGCCACAACGATGTCGGCGGTGTCGGCGATTGCGTTGAGGTTCTCGGCAACGGTCGCGCCGCCAGCGCCAGTGGATTTCTTGACCGGGGCGGTCGCATAGGTGAACTCGCCCGAGGCCGGGATCATCGTCACCGCCTTGACCAACCCCTCGGCCGTGTCCGGGTCAGCCAGAGGCCGGAATATCTCGAAGCTGAGCTGCGGCAGGCGATTGCCGTAGGTCGAAAGCGGCAGTTCCTCGAAGACGACATAGGCGGTGCCGCGATAGGCGGGCGTGTTGGCGGCCCCCATCTTGGCGGCGATGAACGGGTCAGGCCCCTGCGTCTCGCTCCCCGGATACCAGCGCCAGGTGACACCGGTCATGTCGAGCGGCTTGCCGTCGGCCCAGATGCGGCCGATGCCGGTGATCGGGCCTTCGCAGAGCGCGACCGCAAAGCTGGCATAGTACAGATACTCGGTCGTCTGGACCCGGCCACCGCCACCGCCCTTGCCGCCGCCTTGGGTGGTGGTCTTTGTCTCTTCGCGGAAATCAGTGGCCCAGATGATGTTGCCGCCGATACGCATCCGGCCGTAAAGGCGGGGGATGATGGCGCCTTCGGTGGCCGAGGTGATCCGCAGGGAATCCAGCCGCTGGCCCTCGATCTTCTGCGCCGGGGCCAGCGAGGACACGATCCAGCTGTCCACCACCGAGCCGATGGTCGATCCGATGAAACCGCCGATGGCGGCCCCGGAAAAGCCGAGGATCGCGCCGCCAAAAGCCCCGCCGATGGCGGAACCGACGGCGCCGAGGACAAGGGTGGCCATAGGAAAACCTCAGCGTGCCGGGAAGAGGAAGGCGAAGGCGATGCGCCGTCGCCATGCAGGTGTTAGCGGTTCTTCGATCACGCCGAGGCGTTCATAGGCGTGTAGGAAGGTGTCAGGTCCGGTGAGTATGCCCACATGCTTGGCGATGGCGCGCGGCATCATCCGGAACAGGATCAGTGCACCGGAGCCCGCCAACTGAACCGGAACCTCGGGCATCATCCGTCGCGCCCCTTCGGCCAGCACCTCGCACGGGCCGGTCTCGCCCCAATCGCGGCTGTAGGGCGGGATCGGAAACGGCTCAGGCCCGACAACCTTGCGCCAGACGCCCCGTGCCAGGCCGAGGCAGTCGCAGCCGACCCCGCGCAAGCTCGCCTGGTCGTGGTAGGGCGTACCGAGCCAGGACCGGGCGACGGCAATCACCCTATCGGGATCGACTGCTGTCACAGCACTGCTCCTTCATGGCCGCCATCCTTGGTCGCATATCGCAGCACGGCGTCTTGGCCCGGGATGTGCGGAAACCCCCTGAAGTTCGCGACATTGGCGAACTTCGTGCCGCAGGTGGCGATCCGCTTGTCGCAGCCCGCCCGGACGATGAAGCTGTCTGTCGCCGTGATCGGGCGCACCGGTGCTTCCAGCAGGGTCAGAATCGCCACCCCGTCGACCAGATCGTGCGACAGCACCTCGACCCGCCGCCCCGCATTCGCGCCGGTCGACCATTCCACCAGCCCGAAGGCAAACCAGCCCGCCGCGAACGTCCCGAGGCCGGAAGCGGTGAAGGCCCGATCCCGCAGCACATCGATCACCGCGCCGGTGCCCGTGAAGGCCGGGGCATCAAGGTTCACCCCGCAGCGCGCATCGCCCAGCGCGGCGTCGCAGCTCGCCTGGAACGTCCGCCCGACCGTCTGGCCGAGGACATGGGCAAGGCTCCGCACCTCCGCCACGAAGGCGAGCCGCCCGCGCCGGATCTGGCCGATGGCCCCGCGGCGCAGAAGCACGCGTTGCGCCGGGCTCGCCCAGTTCACGCGCCAGACCTCGACCGCCGCATTGTCCCAACGGCCGTCCAAGATGTCGGTCTCGGTGATCCGGTCGGAGGACAGCACGCCTTGCGCGTCCTGCGCGTCGACCGAGAGGTCAGAGCCGGATCGAACCTCGGAAGCGGTCAGCCCGCTTTCCGGTTCGAACTCGGTGCCGTCGAACGACAAGGTCCGGTCGTGGTCCGTGAAGCCGAAGGTCACGCCATCGGCGCGGCTGATCCGCCAGCACCAGGCAAGCGTTGTTGTGCCGTCGTCGAGATGGGCCTGCAGCGCAGGGTTCAGGGCTTTCATGTGCGGATTTCTATGAGGGGGATCGAGGTGATCGACCCAAGGCGTTCGAGGTCGAGTGTGACGTCGAGCGTGTCGGTGTCGAAGCGGACGGGGACGTCGAATTCGAAACCTGCGGTGATGGCGACGCCTGCGGCGGGAGCCGTGGTGAAGGTGAGGAGGCCGGTTGCGGTGGAGATCGACCAGCCGGAGGCTTGCGGCGTGCCGTTCAGGGCGATGGTCACTGTTCCAGCGACAGGCTTGGTGATGGCCCGCGTCCAGGACTGTGCGCCGGAAGTGTAGCGCTTGGTCAGTTGAAACAGGGTGGCCGATCCGTTGCCGGTGCCAATCGGCTGGTTGGTCGGGCCCGACATCTGCGAAGGCAGGCAGGACTTGAAGTCAGCCCAGTCCTTAAAGCGGAAGCCATGCAGGCGGCCGTTCCGGGCCTCGAAGAAGGCGACGACCGCCGCCAGATCGTCGGCACGGCGGATGCCGTAGGCAACATCATAGCGGCGGCGCGAGTTGGCCCAGCTGGCGTTGCGTTCCTCGGCACCGCTGGCCAGTTCGACGATCTGGGTGCGCCGTTCGGGGCCACCGCGTGCCCCACGGCTGATGTTGTCCGGAAACCGGACCTCGTGGAATGCCATCACATCCCCCTTCGGCCCAGCGAGACAGCGCGGGCGATGTCGCTGGCGACCTGCGTGCGGGATTGCCGGAAGCTTTCGGCGTCGCGGGCGTTGATCGTGACGTTGACGGTCGAGGCGCCCGCCTGGCCGTACCCTGCCGCCTCGCGCCGGGACAGGACCCGCTCGCCCCTTTGCAGGATGGCTGGAACCTCGTCGGGCCGCAGCCCGGCCCAACCGCCGGTGTGCATACGCGGGGCATTCGCAAAGGCCAGCGCCGGGACCATCCGGCCGGGACCAGGGGCGCCAACCATCCCGCCCGCGTGCAGGATGTTCGCGAAGATGCCACCCGCCCCGCCCAGCGCGCCGGAAAGGGCATTGGCTATCGGGCCGAGGATGAAGCGGCGGGCCGCCAATTTGGCCAGATCGGCGATCATCGAGGTGACCAGGTCGCGGAAGTCGAGCTTGCCGGTCTTCACAAAGTCACCGATGGCGTTCTCCGCGCTCTGGAAGGCCCCGACCAGCGCGCTGCCGATATCCCCGCCGATGTCGCGCGCCTTCGCGGCGTAGTCGGCAAGCGCCGCGGTGACGGCCTGCCAGCCGGTGAGGGCCGTGTCCGCGCCTTCGGCCGCCGCAGCCCCGGCCTCGCGTGCTGCGCCGCCTGCACCCTCTGCTGCGGTGGCGGTGTCGTTCAGCCCGGACGTAAGGGCGTCGGCCGCGCCAGCCGCATCCGCCAGCGCGGTTTCGGCCTCGGTTCCCGTGCCGGTGACGGCATCCCTCAGCGCCTGCCAGCTTGCCAGCGGGCGACCGGCGGCATCGGCGAGCATCCCCGCCGCTTCGCGATAGCCGTCGGCCCGGGCGCGGGCGTCGCCGGCCATCGCGCCGAGGCCGAGGTCAGGCGGCTCGAGGTAAGTCCGCGACAGCGCGGCCGAGAAGGCATCCGCGGCGGCGGCACCAGCAGCGGTCGCGGCTCCCTCAAACGGGTTGCCGATGCGGCCCAGTTCCACCGGATCGAGAATGCCGATCCGCACGCCACCTTCGCCGGTGGCCCATTCGGGCAGCAAGGCCAGCGCCGCGTTCAGCGTCTCGATGAAGCTGTTGATGCGCGTGACGACGCCGTTCAGCATCGCCTCGACGCCCGAGATCAGCCCGTTCGCGGCCTGAAATGCGAAGTCGCCGATGGCCCCGGGCAGGCTTCTCCAGATCGCGACCGCAGCGTCATAGGCCCCCTGGAAGATCGCGGACGTCCGGTCGCCGAAGCTGACGACGCCCGCGATGGTACCTTTCAGCGCCGAGAGGCCGGCTGCCTTCAGCTCCTCCCATCCGGCCGCCATCCGCGCGAGGGCCGCGTCCAAGGACAGGCCGATGCGCGACCACACCTCGCGGGCCAGATCGCCCAGCAGCCGAAACGCCTCGCCCACGCCGCCGACACGGGCGACCAGCTGCGAGAACTGATAGACCAGTTCGCCTGCGCCGACGATCAGCGCGCCGATGCCGGTGCGGATCAGGGCCCCGCGGAGGAATACGAGCGCCGTCGCGAGGCCGTGCACGGACAAGGCGGCAGCGGCAAGCCCCGCGACCCAGCGCCCGGCCATGACAGCGGCGAAGGTTGCGGCGTAGGAGGTAAGTCGGCCGAGATTTCCGATCAGCGTGTCGATGGCCGAGCGCAGGATCCAGCCATCGGAGGCCAGAGCGACGAAGGCATTGGCCAGCGCCTCGATGGTTGGGGCCACGGCGACGGCGATGCGGTTCCGAAGGCCATCGAAGACCAGCGAGACTGTGCCCAGCGCCAGCTGCGTGCGACGGAGGGCTTCCAGCGCATCACCGTCCAGAACCGCGCCAAGGTCCGAGGCCTGATCCCCAAGTCGCGTCATCTCCGCCCCGCCGTCCCGCAGGAGAGGGATCAAACGCGTGGCATCCGAGGCCATCGCCTCCAGATAGAAGGTCATCTCCTGCTGGCTGAGACCGGCGCGCTCTAGGGTATCGACGTATAGCTGCAGCGCCTCGGGGCCGGAGAGGCGTGCGAACTGGTCGGCGGTGACGCCCACGCGCGGGGCGACATTCTCGAAGAAGTCCGCCATCGGCCCGCCGCCGGTCTGGAGGAAATCCCCGACCCGGTCGTTCACGTCCTTCAGGATATCGGCCAGCTTCTCCTGCTCGATACCCACCGTACGCGCCCCGGCCGACCAGCGCTGCTGGGCCTCGGGCGTCGCATTGGCGACCTGCGCGAACTGCCGGATCTGCGCGGCACTCTCGGCGGTGGAGCGGACGATCAGGCCGAGCGAGGCTGTCGCCGCTGCGGCTGGGGCCCCGAGGGCAAGCCCCGCCCGGCGCGCAAAGGCGGCCAGCCGGGTGTTCGCCAGTTCCATTTCACGCGATAGTCGGCCAAAGCCGCGGGCCCCAGCCTCGCCCACCCCTTCCAGCTCGGCGCGCACGCGGCGTCCGCCCTCCGCCACGAGGCGGACGGAGACCTTCTTCTCAGCCATTCCGGCGTCCTTCCATCTGCTCGTTCAGCTTGCGCACCATCACCGCCTCGATCTCGGGCAGCAGTTCCGCAGCGATCAGGGGGCTGATGCCCAAGCCGCCCGCCAGCGTGAGGGCGGCACCCATGTCCCATCCGATGACGGCGCCCGGCGCGATGCGCAGCTGGCCGCCGAGGCGCTGGGTCAGGTCCCAGACCTGCCAGCCCTCGACCGTCTGCGGCCGGTTCAGTCTTGAGGGGCAGTCCGGACAGGGGCCCGCGCAGGCCGCGCAGTAGCCGTCGCCCCCGCCGAAGGACCAGTCGGCGAGGGCGCGGAGGCGTTTTTTTCCTGATCCAGCATCAGGCCACGGGCGACGTACTGCGCCTGGAAGGCCTCGAAGACCGGCCAGATTTCGAGAAGGGCGTCGATCCCGGCCGGGCTGACGGGGATAAGGTTGCCAGCCTCGTCGCCGACACCTTCCCATTCCAGCACGGCGCGGCGGGCGACGGCTTTCGCCATGGCCAGCGCCATGTCCTCTTGGCTGGAGGTTTCCGAGAGGCCATCGATGGCGGGATCGGCGCGGGCTGAGACCATCAGGGCGGTGGTCAGGGGTGCCACCAGGACGCGCAGTCCGGGCAGCAGGTCCAGCCATTCGGGCCGGTTCGACAGGTTCAGGCGGATCATGGTCAGTATCCCGTGACGGTGTTGACGAGGACGGCGGTGCACATGCGGGTGGGGCTGGTGGCTTTCGCCGCCTGCCAGTCGAATGTGGCCTGGATGCCCTGGGGTCCGGGGATCTCGATCCGCGGGACGGGCAGGTAGACGGCATGGGCGGTGAAGGTGAAGCTGGCGTTCGCCCCGAGGCTGTAGGCGAACTCGAGCTCGCAAGGGCTGCCGTCGATGGCTTGCGTCACCAACGCAGAGTCGGCGAAACGCACCTCGATGCGGCCGGTCAGGGCCGCCATGCCGGGATCGGCACCCTCGATCTTGCCGTCATTGCGGATGGTCTCGATCCGGTCGAGTCCGTTGGCATAGGTGATCTCGGCCGAGACCACATTGCCGAGCGCCGTGCCGTTGCGCTTCACTACGCCGTTGAAATGGCCGAAGCGCTGCAGGCCCAGCGCGGTCGGAGTGCCCGCGGCCGTGGTGACCGCGATGGCCTCGCCTTGGGCGATCAGCCGGGCGGTGGCGGTCAGCAGCCCCGACCTGCTCATCTGCCACGACAACTGGTCCATCACGCAGCCCGCATACATCGCGAAGCGCGGCACCTCGGGCATGGCTACTTCGATGGCCATGGACGGCAGGGTCCAGTTGCCCGACTGGAAGGTGTGGGTTTTGGGCGTGGTCCCTGTCGTGGTTGGTGCGCCAAAGGCAGCCTTCAGCCAGAAGCCGAAGGCCTCCACATCGATCGGCACGACCACCTCGCCATCTGCCGTGACGGCGTCTTTGATCGGGGCCAGGGGATCACGGCCGTAGCCCAGAAGTTCGCTGTTCAGCAAAGGCTGTTCCGCGCCGAGCGTGGTGCGGGCGAAGGGCATCAGCCGATAGCCGCTGGCGGGCGGGGTGCCGTAAACCGTCTCGAACGCAAGCGCCATCTGCGCCCGCGCGCCGTGTGCGCGTGCCATGGGGGTCTCCTATTTGAGGGATGTCAGGCCAGGGGGCCGGTCGTGGTGTAATGCAGGACGACGGTGATCACCGCCGCCTTCAGGGCGGCCGCGCCCTCGACAGGCAGATCGACCGAGGCCGGGGCCTCCGGTTCGACCCAGTCGCAAAGACCGCCCAGCGTCCGGTCGGCCTCTAGCGCCGTGCCGATGGCGGCGATCAGGTCATCGAAGACGCTGGCCCGGCCGCTGCCCGCCTGGACGACGACCTCCAGTTCCGCCCGGTGCTGGTAGTGATAGCGCAGCGGTGACAGCGTCACCTCCGGCTCGCCCGGCTGGCCATCGCGCAGGATGATCAGCCCGGCCGTGGGGATCCGCTCCGGCAGAACCTCGTCGCATAAGGTGAGGGCGGCAAGCGGCTGCAGCCGCGCATGTAGCGCGGTGAGGACGGTTTCGCGTGTGGTAGGCATATGCTATCCAAACGTGGTTACCTCGATCAAACTTACGGCGTAAACAATCGAAAGAGATCACCCGACATGACGGCTGAAAAGGGAAATGAACCACGACTCGATGTTCTTCTCAAAGAGCACGCAATAACCTGCTCGCAGATACATGAGATGGTGAACTATTCAGATAAAATGGTTTCGATCTCCCTGGCTGGTATCGGCCTTGCGTTTACATACGGCGTAAAAGAATCATCTGCGGTAGCCATAGTGGCGCTGCCATTTATTGCGCTGGGCCTCCTCGCATATTTCTGTTCTGTCTTCTACTCAATAGCTGTACTTGGCGGCTACCGAAAGTGCCTGGAGGAAGAAATAAACAAATTCACTGGACTGCCTGCATTGTGCTGGGAGAAGGTGACAACGAAGTTGTTGCATAATAGCATCCCAGCTATTGGGATTGTTGTAGTGCTCGGTCTTCTCTATCTTTCCCTGTGTGCGGTTGCTTGGGGCAATGTTAGCACAACTGCTGGTGAGCAAGTGACCCGAATGATCAAGCTGGCTTATGTTGGCGGTGGTCTATTCTTGTCTGCGGCATCGTTGAGTCTTCGAACCGCACACCAAAGGTCATACGAACCGACATTCCCCAAGTGGCCTGCCGCTTGA